ATTCTGGCACGAGCTCACCCACGCCATACTTAAAGACATGGGCAGTGTACTTGAGAGCGACGAAAAGTTTGTATCAGCGTTTGCAGACAGGTTAACAAACGCCATAACGTCAGCCAAGTTTAAGGAGTAACACATGCCCGCAGTTAAATGGTCTCACTCAGCCCTTAAAGATTACGAAGGTTGCGCTCGCCGCTATCACGAAGTCAAAGTGCTGAAGAACTTTCCGTTCACAGAAACAGTTCATACCCGCTACGGCTTGCAGGTACACAAGGCCGCTGAAGATTACGTACGCGACGGCACGCCTATACCAGACGAGTACACGTTCATGCGCCCGATCATGGACTCCCTTATGCGCAAAGAGGGGCGAAAGATCCCCGAGTATGAGATGGGACTGCGTGAAGACCTAAGCCCCTGCGGGTTTAAGGATGCGGATGTGTGGGTGCGGGGTATCGCAGATCTTTTAATCATTGATGACGACAACTTAAAAGCTTGGGTAATAGATTACAAAACAGGCAACGACAGGTACCCCGATAGAGATCAGCTAGTGCTCATGTCGCTTATGACATTCGCGCACTTCCCGCATATCAGGCAGGTTAATTCGGCATTGCTTTTTGTCGTTAAAAACTCTATAGTTAAGCAGAAGATGTCCCGTGACGACATAGAAGCCAACTGGTGGAAGTACAGAGAACGCACCGCAAGGCTTGAGAAATCGTTTGCGGCAGATGTTTGGAACCCGACACAAAGCCCTCTTTGTGGGTGGTGTCCTGTGCGCTCTTGTGAGCACAACCCTAACCATTAAAGGTGCGCGTCCATGCCGTACGTAAACAAACCAAGACCGTATGCCAAAGAGTATGAAAACTACGATGGTACGGAGGCAGTAAAAAAGAAACGCGCACAGCGCAACAAAGCCCGCCGTATGCTAGAGCGCGAAGGCGTGGTAAAGAAAGGTGACGGCAAAGACGTAAACCACAAAAAGCCGCTCAGTAAAGGCGGCAAAACAACAAGAACAAACATCGAAGCCATACCCGCAACCAAAAACCGCTCGTACCGGCGCAAGTCCGATGGGGGCGTTAAGTAATACATTAAGGAGAGTTATATGAGTGAATTACTGAGCGATATGGGCGAAGGATTAGAGCCCCCGCGTTGGGTGGCAGAGCTACCCCCTGACACACTTAAAGACCTTTGGCTGGCTCGATACGGGCATCAGTGGGTTACGCAAGACGAGCTAGTGGGAGATGACTTTTACTATGTTGCGCTTGGACTACAAGCTGCCCGCGAAATGGAATGCCATCATCGGTTACCCGCGGCAAGTATGAGCGCACGTACAGTGTTTAAAATTCCTGAGCAGGTAGCACACGCATGCAAATCGTAGAAAACAAAGCGCTGTTGTTTAAGACGCGCTCGCCTGCCAAGTACGCAATTATCCCCAAAAGCAAAATTGTTGACGAAAAGAATGGCGTGTACCAGATGGCGGTGTACTGGGGTTTAGATGAGGCGCGAGTCTTGCGCAACCTAGGCGTGACAAACGCCCCTTCTCCCATTGTGTCGCGTTACGACTGGCCCGGCAAATATAAACCGTTTGCGCATCAAGTAGACACCTCAGCGTTTCTGACATTAAACCGTAGAGCGTTTGTGTTCAACGACCCCGGTACTGGTAAAACTTTTTCCGCGCTGTGGGCGGCGGACTATTTAATGAAGCTTGGTAAGATACGGCGCTGTCTTATTCTGTGCCCGCTGTCGATCATGCACGATGCTTGGATGAGCGGCATATCTAAGAGCGTCATCCACCGTACGGCTATTGTGGCGCACCACGCCAAGGCTATGCGCAGGCTAGAGATGGTTCAGGGGGACTACGAGTTTGTCATCGTTAACTATGACGGCGTTAACCTCATTGCACAGGAAATCATTAACGACGGGCGCTTCGATTTGGTAATTGTGGACGAGGCTAACGCGTACAAGAACGTAGCAACAAAACGTTGGAAGACTCTTAACAAGATTCTGACCTCTGACACTATGCTCTGGATGATGACGGGTACCCCTGCTTCGCAGTCTCCGCTCGATGCTTTTGGGTTAGCTCGACTCGTTAACCCCTTGAAGGTGCCAAAGTTTATGACGGCATGGCGCGATAAGGTCATGACCAAGGTTACCAATTTTAAGTGGGCGCCCAAGCTCGGCGCAAGTGAGCAAGTGTTTGATGCGCTTCAACCCGCCATACGCTACACCAAAGAAGAGTGTACAGATCTGCCGCCAGTTCTTATTGAGACCCGCGAAGTTCCGCTAACTCCTCAGCAGAACAAGTACTACAGGATACTCAAAGAGCAGATGCTGGTGACAGCGGCGGGGGAAACAATCAGTGCGGTCAATGCCGCGGCAGGTGTCAGTAAGTTGCTACAGATCTCGGCGGGTGCGGCGTACACAGACGAGAAAGAAGTGGTGGAGTTTGACTGTGCGCCAAGGCTTAACGTGCTACTTGAGGTCATTGAGGAAACATCCCGCAAAGTTATTGTGTTCGCGCCATTTCGGCACAGCATCGAAGCGATCTATCAACACCTACTAAAGCACAACACAAGCTGTGATTTAATTCACGGAGATGTCGGCGTTAACAAGCGCACCCGCATATTTAAAGACTTCCAAGAAACGCCAGACCCTAGGGTGTTGGTAATACAACCTCAAGCAGCGTCTCATGGGGTGACACTAACAGCCGCTGATACGGTAGTTTTTTATGGGCCGGTTATGTCAGTGGAGACGTATACACAATGTATAGCCCGCTCAGATCGTATTGGGCAGTCATCCGATAAAGTTACAGTAATACATTTGCAAGGCAGTGAAATAGAGCGCAAGATGTTTAAGCGCCTAGAAGAAAGGGTCGAAGACCACAACATGTTGTTGAAGCTGTACGAAGAAGTTTTAAAATAAATTGTAGGATAAACCCTAGGTCGGGTTGCAAAGCATCCTATCTTGATGTAAAGTATTTGACATAAGGAGAGTAATACCATGACCATTGAAACTGTACCCCTCGATAAACTGGCGCGTGTCTACCGCAGAATACGTGACCGCATTCAGGATTTAACCAAGGACTACGAGACTTCCGTTGAGGAGCTTAAGCTTCAGCAGGAAGAGATCAAGAACGCCATGAAGGATCAGATGTTAGCCCTTGGCAGTTCGTCTATCAAAACACCAGAAGGCACCATCATCTTGTCCCAGAAGAGCCGCTACTACACGGACGACTGGGATTCGTTTAAGAATTTTGTAGTAGAGAACGATGCTTTAGATTTGTTTGAGAAGCGTATACACCAAGGCAACATGATAACGTTTCTCGAAGAAAACCCCGGTGTCGTGCCGGCAGGTCTTAATAGCATGACGCAGTACGATGTTTCTGTTCGTAAACCAACTAAGTAAGGAAAAGCAATGCCAAATATCGTTGAATTTAATCCCGCGCAAACGCCATCTTTCGCTCGCACCGGGGAGCTCTCACCAATCGCCAAGTCGTTAACCGGTGGTAGCACCGGCGACTCTATCAAGCGCATCTCAATCAAGGGCGGCGTGTTTCGCTTGGTGGCTGGTGGTAAAGAAGTGGCATCCATTGACGACCGTCATTTAGATGTGGTCGTTGTTAACGCCGCACCGAAAATCAGCCGTACGTTTTACGCAGGTCAGTTCGGAGAGGGCGAGGCTAAAGGCCCTGACTGTTGGTCAGCAGACGGCGATAAGCCAGACGCTAGCATCAAAGAGCCCCAAAACGCGACGTGTATCGGGTGCCCTCAAAACATTAAAGGGTCTGGTCAGGGCGATAGCCGCGCATGCCGTTTCTCGCAGAGGCTCGCAGTAGTCTTGGCTAACGACACGCAGGGCGGGGATGTGATGCAACTCACGCTAGCCGCCACGTCTATCTTCGGTAAGGAACTGGGCGACGACAAGCGCCCTCTACAAGCCTATGCTCGTTACTTGGCGGCGCAAAACATCAGCCCCGAGATGGTGGTTACCCGTATGCGTTTCGATACCAAGGCCGCTGTACCCAAGCTGTTCTTCATGCCAGTGCGTTGGTTGAGCGATGACGAGTATCAAGCGTCTCTCGAGAAAGGCCAGTCTGAGGACGCTAAGCGTGCCGTTACTATGTCGGTAGCGCAGACGGACAGCGTAGCGGTGCCAACTCAAGCCATTAAATTGGAAGGGGCTAAGCCTGTAGCTAAACCTATTACTGAGCTAGTAGAGGACGAAGACGACGCTGTTGCCGCAGAAGCAGTAGTGGACGAGCCAGAGAAACGTAAGTCAAGCGCCAAGCCATCGGCGGTTCCTAAGAAAGGGTCGAGCCTGTCATCTATTGTTGATGATTGGGACGCTGACGACGAGTAACTCTGCTGTGCGGTGGGGGTGTGCGCCTCCACCGTTTTTCTTTTGATGGAAATAAAATGCCTTACTCAGATACAGTAAAAGAGGCAGTGGCTAAAACTCCGAAGACTATGGGAAACCAGTTAGGGAGATGGGCTATTGCTTTAGACTTTCCGGTTACACAGATAGCCAAACACACGGGCGCGACGAGGCAGACGGTCTACAACTGGTTTACTGGTACAGAAGTTACCAACGCCTACAAAGACAAAGTGCGCGCAATGATAACCATCTTGCAGTCGAGCAAGACAACAGAAGAGGCTATGAGAGAATGCAACAAATTGATGTAGGTATCGTCCCCGGCGTTTTAACAAACGACGAACTTCTGCGCCTCGCTAACCATTATATTCAATTGGGTACACTGCCTAAGAACTGGCAGCTTGAGCTTGTCTCGCGTTTTAGCGAACTGTTAGATAGACTAGACGAGTTACACGTAGAGTAGTGACCCAAGGAGATTTATATGGAGTCGCAGGAATTCCTAGCGACTGTGCTGCCGTCCGTAGGAAACTATTGTGCGGTTGAATTAAGCACAGCTAAAAAAGAACATGTTTTTGTTGAGACAGTTGAAGAAGCGTACGCCGCCGCTATGGCGTTTAGTGATAGAGGGTTAGAAGCGTATTTTGGCTTGGCTAGTTTTGGTACTAACACCAGACGACTTGCCGAGAACGCTGGCCTTATGCGCGCTATGTTTTTAGACATCGACTGCAATGGGGTAAAGAGTGACAAAGAATACTCGAGTAAAACTGAAGGCGCAGAAGCACTGGATAAATTTCTTGTTGACACTGGCCTTGCTACCCTTGGCACTCCCTTCATTGTTAATAGCGGCGGTGGTCTACATGTTTACTGGCCTCTGGATGAAGATACGCCGATAACTGTTTGGAAACGTGTTGCAGAAAACTTCAAGAAGGTGTGCCACAAGTTCGCCTTTAAGATTGACTTCAACGTACCTGCGGATGCGGCGCGGGTTTTGCGTGTGCCAGACACTTTTAACTACAAGAAGGACAAGCCCCGCAAGGTAAAGATACTGGTAGAGGCAAGCCCTGCGCGTTTTAGTATCGACGAGTTCGAGGCGGTTCTTCTCGAGCACCTAGGTACGGACGCTGTACTAGAGAGCAGTCCGTTGTTAGAACTACCCGGTGAGCGCCCAAAAGCCGCGCCTACTGCAAACTCTGTGAAACTTGTTGAGAACTCGGTAACGCTGTTTAAGAATATAGAAGAAGCCACTGCCACAGGTAAGGGCTGTGCGCAACTACAGTACTACAAGGAGCACGCCGCTGAGGACGGGATGGAGCCTCTTTGGTTTGCACTGATTTCGTTAGCCAAGCGTTGTGACGATGGGTACGCGCACGCCGCCGCACTAGGCGCGTTGCATCCTTATGATGAAAGCCGGCTTAACGACAAGTGGAACCACACCAAAGGCCCTACCCCGTGCGTTAAGTTTGACAGCTTGAACCCCGGCGTGTGTACAGGGTGCCCTCACTTCGGCAAGATAACAAACCCTCTACAGCTTAGCCGCGAAGTGATGACCGTTACAGAGGCTTCGGAGGTGACGGTACAAGTTGAGATAGCGCCAGAAGTCATGAAGCCGATTACGTTCCAGAAGCCGGTGCCCCCCAAAGGGTTTAGCTACGGCAAGAACGGCGGTGTGTACATCGACAAGGTGCTCGAAGATGCAGACGGCACGAAGTCAACCAAGCCAGTACTGTTGCTTAGCTACGATCTGTTTGTGGTGGACATTCTCTACACAGGCGGCGAGCACACAGTCCACATGACAGCTATCCGTAACACAGGGGCGCAGGACATATTGTTCCCTCAGAAGTCCATCATCAGTAAGGACGAGACACTCAAGGCGCTGGCTTCGCAGAACATCGTGGCGGCGTTTGGCGCGGGCAACGACAAGAATTTCTTTGATTACGTACGCGCATGCGTCGAGCACTCCAGTAGTAATAGAAACCCTATTCCGGTGCCGGTGAGCTACGGGTGGCAGAAGGACAATACGTTTGTATATAACAGCTCTATATACTCGCCCGATGGGTCTGTTAAGTACGTACCTACGCCGGGGTTGGTTAACATCAACAGCTTCTGCGTACCGACAGGTAGCGCAGACCCATGGCTCGACTCTATAAAGATGCTTATCGCTCGTGAGTATTGGGGCGTGTTGACTCTCAGCTTGGTAACCCCTGCATCTATCTTGATGCCATTTTCTGGGCATTCGGGTATGGTCTACCACATAGGCTCGTCTGAGTCTGGCACAGGCAAGAGCTTGGCGCAGGTGTTAGCGGCGGCTTTTTACGGACACCCCGAGAAGTACAAGATCGCTCACAGCACATCAGCAGTAGCGGCGCAACAACGTGGGGGTTTGTTCAAGAACTTCGGTGTCATTATGGACGAGATCACCGCTAAGAACCGAGACGACTTTGAGTGGCTCGCTACGTATCTGTTAGATAAGACGCAGGGTAAGGGCAAGGAGCGCATGGAGTCCGGCGCTAATAAGGAACGCGTTAACGAAACAGAATGGAAGAGTATGGATTTGTTTTCGTCCAACTCCCACGTTTTAGACTTCCTTGCTTCCCGCAAACACTCGTCAGCGGGCGAAATCATGCGCGTTTTAGAGCGCAAGCTAACTCAGGTCATCGACTTAAACGAGACAGAAGATGAAAACATTGACGCGCTGAAAGAAAACTACGGGGTGTGCGGTGACAGATTCATTCGTTGGCTGGTGCAGAATCAAGATGTCGCTAATGAAGTACGTAAAGACGTTAAGAAATACCTGAAGACTGAGATGGGTTACGTGGGGAACGAGCGCTATTGGTTGGCGGGTAACAGTTGCCTGATAACACTGGTGGTTCTGCTAGGCAGCAAGTACGCCAACATCATCGACATACCAGTTAAGCCTATAGTGAAGGAGCTCCGCGGCATGGTTGAGGACGGGCGTGCCGCGCTCAGTGGTAGTAAGCGTAGTGCTGAAGATATTCTCAACATGTATACCCGTGACAACTACGGCAAGTTCATCATTGTTAAGAAGGTGGACGGTATCATAAACGCAACATTAGGCGCTTTAGGTACTATTGATGAATCAATCACCCGCACACAGGTGGCGGGGCGTGTGGAGCACGAGTTTACGCCAAACCATATCGACTACTACATTGAGGAAAGTCAGCTTCGTCAGCACTGCTCTTCCATGAGCTACGGGTATAAGGATTTGGTTGAGCACCTAACGCAGATGCCGAACTACAAGATTACGTTTATGAAGAAGAACATGCTGTCTAAGACCAGAGGCCCTGAGTTGCGGATGAACGTTCTTAGGATTACGCGCCCAGTAGAAACGGAAAATGCACAGGAAGATTAGTATCCACTACCCTTGGAGTAAGACCCCCGCAGGAGGGGGTTTTTTTGTCCCTACGCTAGAGCTAGAACGCATTAAGCAAGACGGGTTGCGCGCAGCAGTCCACTACAAAGTAAAGGGTAAAGCCCAGTTCGGCGTTAAGGAAGGCCGACTGGGCGTGTGGTTTACTCGCGTATAAGCTTTCGGTAGATAGTGGCAAGCTCTATCTTTAACTGCTTAATCTGGTCTAGGTTCCTGCTCTTTTCCTGTGATGACATGGCTCGGTCGGCGCGGATTGCTCGCTCAGCGGTGTTAAGCTCCCCCATCTCTTGCCTAAACGACCCTGCTAACGACCCTTTCTCTATTGCTTTGAGGTTCTTTTGCAGATATGAGTCCGCCTTTGCTGGATCCCGCTCGGACAACCGTTTGTACGAAGTCTTAATCTGCTCAATAGTCTGCATGTCCTCGTAGACTTTGTTGATGATACCCGTACCATCCGTAGGCTGGAAGAAACTACCTATAATAGAAAACTCGCTTGCTTTCAGGGTCGGGGCTTCAACGTCTCTCAGCAGCGGGTTAAACGCAGACAACAGCGCGATACCAGTGCTACTGGTGTAGCCGCTAATAAAGTGGTCGATCTTCAATGGCGAGATGTTGAGCAGTTCCCCAATAGCTTTAGAGACTTCAGTCGTTCTTGAACCAGCACGGAAGCCCGGCAGATCTTGCTGAGCGCGTAGTCCCTCGATAGGGCGCATGCCGTAAAAGCTCGTGTTAGTGGCAAGCTCGATTAGTGGCTTCGCGCCCTGCGGCAAGAACAAGTTTGAAGAGCCCGGAATAACAGCCAGCGCCAGCTTGCGCAAGGCAGGGAACACATCACGCGACTCGTTGTCTGCGCTTGCTAGGTTGACCATTGCTTCGGGCAGTGCCTTAAACACCAAGCCTGCTTCAAATGGGATCGGCACACGAATAGGCTCGTCAAAAAACGGCACCGGCACAAACCAGTAATTCAAACGGTCTTCTTGTGTAGCGTTTTTATACGCTTCGTTATCCTGCATCATAGTAGCGTACAGAACGGTACCGCCAGCTAACATAGCTCCGCGCTGTAGCGCAGCAGTCTGAACGCCGAGCTTGTCTTCAAATAATGACTTACCCGCCAACGCTCTGGCAAATACGTTAAGACCTTGGATCTGAGCATTAAAGAACGGGATCATGGTACTCATATAGCGCACCGAAGGAGAGAACCCGTGCTTAGTAAAGTTTTGGGCTTCGAGAGTGGCGAGCGTAGCCTCCATCTCCGTCATGCCTTTTTTAATAAACCCATCATACAAAGTCACACGCGCTGCTTCGTCAGCTAGGATGGCTAAGCGGTCAGCTTTAGCCATGACTTTTTCCCATCCTTTTTGCCCACGAGACAACTGCAACGCTACCGTGCGCATGTCATCCACAGTACCGTTAAACACATGCCCACCAATAATGCCCTGCTCTTGGAGCTTTTTAATGGCTGGCTGCTCGCCCGTCCAAGCCTTCTTCAAGTTACCCAACACACCGATGACAGGCTTGACGTCTGCGCCCGTGGCAATCCACCCGTACAGCGAATCCTTAAGCGCGATACGCGCTGCGTACGCAGGGTTTCTGGTAATTGCTTTACGTAACAGGTTTGCAGGGCCTTGCATAAACTTAATAGCCAAGGGCAACTCAAGCGACATGCCTGACATACCCTTAACAATCAGATCCGCAGGGATGTCACCAAATAGTTGCTCAGACTGACGCGCCTTAACAGCTAGCTCGGCTTTCGCTTTGTATTTAGGAGAAGCGGTAAGCCCCTTTGCGCGCATCTCTGCGAGCTCAGTTTCTAGCTTTAGGTAGTTGCCAGACGTGTTAAGCACCGCGTGTTTCTTTTCGCCGTTATCATAAAAACGAATTACGTTTGGCGAGGCTGGGCCGTCTCCGTCACGAAGTTCCGCGATACCTAATGTGCGCAGGGTGTACGCGGTGTTCTTCGTCGCAATGTTATTAAGTGACATC